CCATCGAGATTCAATTTCTCACGAACCCCGTCAATTACCTCGTCAAGATTTCCTAGCTTTCCACGCGCTGCTTCTGCTTCAGTGACTTTTTGGCGAAGTTCGGGCAACTTACCCTCTTCCGCATCAATGAATTGCAACACGCTTTCGGCTGAATAGAACTTGCCATCGTGCGTGACTCCTTTGACATCTCGACCAGTTGCATCGTCATACTGTGTCTCGCCCTCAAGAATGAGTTTGTTACGCCAGTGTTTGATGTTAGCCTCCGCTTGTTTGAGCTGAGTCTCTGAGTCATTCGTGCTGCGAATCTGTAACGCTTCCTGCTTGGCTGCCTTTTCAGCATCCAGTGCCGCTTCCAGTTCCTTGATCTTGCGACGTTGAGCAGCCCATGCTGAGTTGCCTTTTTCGTCTAGCTCAATTCCCTTGGCTTTGGCGATTGCGTAAACGTCATCCTCGCTTAACGAATCAATGTCAATTTCGTCTGCTTGAGAAAGAACATCCTCTGTCGTTGCCTCTTCGTCGTCTTCGGCTTCTACGTCTGGAACATCTACTTCCGCTTCAGCTTCCACCTCTGGGGCTTCAACCTCTACTTCTGGCTCCTCTGTCGTTGCCTCGTCTTCTCCGAGGAGTCGAGCGCGTCGTTCTTCCAAAAGGTCGGTCTTACGCTGCTCAACTGTCTTCACCTGCTCTTCTTGTGTGGATGCAGGGGTGTCCACTTCTATTGTATCTGTCATAATCTACCTATTTTATACCGCCTCGGTGTTCGGCGTTAAATTTACTATAACACACCACTTCGTTAATCCGTTGCAAATTTCCTGCTGACAGCCTTGAGATTGAACTCATTCAGGATTTCGTCTTGGATAAATGCCGCAATCATCTGACATTTGCGGTTCATTTGGGGGTTGTGTGACACCCAAGGGACGGCAATTAGCTCCTCCCTGCGGGTTTCAAAATAATCGTGGAAAGCTGCCCCGAACTCTGGATTGTCGCGGAGCAGCTTCTTTACGTCGTTAATTCCTACTTTAGCCATTTAGGTTCTGTGTATTGATATTGCCCATTTGGGCTGGATTCGTGCCGATACGCCCGATCTGAGCGTTCGCTTGCTGGTCTACTTGGAACTGGAGTTGCTTCATGTATTCCTGCATCAAGAACTGGAAGCCCTGATCGCCAGCCAACTTAGCAGCACCCGTGGGCGACTGAATGTATTGCTGGACGGTCTGTAGGCGTAGCTGCGCGGCGTTTTGTGGTGCGCCGACTGCCATACCTGCTGCCATCGTGGTAATGTCCTCTTGAGTCTCCTTGACGATCTTATCAATGCCCTCCTCGGTTGGCAGAAGCATTACATCAGCCAGCATCGGATCAGCGATATTCAGAATCATGTCGATTCCAGCCTCCATGTTGATGCGACCATTCGGGTCCATCTGGGCGGCTTGAATAATAGTGTCACGAAGTTCCTTCATCTGCTCAGGGTCTTCGTAGATAGTGTTGAAGCTCACGGCTACATTCATCTCAGCCTCGTCAGCGTCCTTGATAAATTCCACTGGCTGCGGATTGCCCGTCACGCGAATGAACACCTCGTCAGGGCCGTTGATCTTGTATGCCTCATAGACTCCCTTCAGCACCTCGCCCCAGTGGTAGAGGAACTGATTGATCTCGTGCTGCTGTTGCTGCTGCGAGTAAGGGCTATCTGGATTCAGACCGACAAGCTCCATCGCATCCTTCATTACGTCATCAATCAGCCCCTTGGTTACGTCAAAGCGGGACTCCTTGGTCAGATAGGATGGTTGCTGCTGTCCTGGTCGGGTCGGATATACTGCCCCTGGTTGTGGTCGTCCGTGATCCCACGTAGGAGACACAATCAGCGATGGCGCAATAGCGTAGCTTGATTCGTCCACATTGGAGTCACAGAGTGCTTTCTTGATCTTCTGTGACGTGCGTAGCATCTGAGGCCAGTTCTTCGCGCTGTAGAGCGTCTTAGCCTCGTACGGGGCAGTTACCACGAATGGTAGCTTTTTGATGCCAGGGAGTAGCACACGCTTGGCATAGGCTGGCATATCACCAGACTCACCGAACTCTGGACTCCAGATAGTCAGATACACGCCACACGCACCATCATCCTCGTCAATCAGTCGCTCGTAGCTAAAGATTACGTCAATCAGGTCGCGCACTTCGCCTGCACCCTTAGTCTCTAGGTTCAGATAAGAGCTATTGTAGCGCCCTGAGAACGTCGCAGACGGGATTCCGTTGGCGTATTCGATGGCGTAGTCCACCCAGTCCTTATCCCATCCCTCGGACTCTACACGCTGTAGAAGCTCCTGCGGGGTCATCGGTTTACGAACATAGCAGCGGTTCGTATCTTGGAAATTCTGTGTTGCGGATGGCGCATAGAACTCGGTATCAGGCGCAAGGGTCATAACCTCTGGCTTGCCCTCGTCCTCTACTAGCACTGGAATCTCAGCAACGCCAGTCTTCTGTAGCTGCTTGAGTGCTTTCCGCGCCCGTTTGCGGTTCACTTCCCAACCCTCAATAGAGTTGAACAAGTCGATAGCCTCGTCAATGCGCTCAGGATCGGCAATAAGTTCGGCAATCTCTGGGATGGACTCAGCAATGTCCTCTAGGTCAAACCGCTTTAGATGCGGAACCATGCGGGGTGGGGCGTATCCATAATACGTGACCATGATGCCCTTGTTTTTGCGATAGTTGTCTGCAAGCTCGGCCTCGCGCCAGAAGTTGTCAATGCCAGCGTCACGCAGATACTTCAAGAAAACCGACACTTGAGAGGATCGGTTTACATCTGTAGCCTTCCGTGGGTAGGCTTGAATCTGTGAGCGGCGCAGCGCATTCATATTGATCGCTGTGCTGGTCGATGATAGCTGCTGACAGAGCCACTGCTCAGTATCAGCCGCACCGTTGAAAGGAAACGCCTCCGAACCAGTCTTGGTCAGGTCTTCGTTCTTCGTGTCCCACTCGCAATTACGAACTCGCATCGCTTGGGCGCAGTTGTCGATGAAGTCCGACAAGTCATCTACTGTGCGGTCGAACGTCTCCTTGTGATTGGTGTAATCGAAATCGTCCTCAAAGTAGATTTCTGGGTCTTGATCGCTATAGTTGTCCATTATCATCTATATTACCACAGCACTTCGTTAATCTCTTCCTTATTTCGTGAAGTAGCTTATAATCAGCATTATCCTCAACGCCAAGGCTGTCTGACATCTCGGTGCTGGTGTGATATTTGAGCGGAAGTCCAGACAGTTCCATGTCAATGCGGTCTATCTGCGCCCAGTAATCAACCTCCGTTTGCCTAGCACGATTTGATCGGGTATCGGTAGAAGTATTCTCCATCTTGGATTCCTCGTTGAACTTTTAGTTTCTTGCCTTTGATGTCCACCAAACGCTTGCGATTAGCAGGCACAATAACGCTCACCTTGCGCTTAGTTTCAGTGTCCTCAGCGTAGATTCGTCGCGGATTGCCCGATTTGTGGTGCAAAACGCGCACAAGAACCACATCTGGACTGGCTGTCTCTTTGATGTCGATCTCCTTGCGGATAGCGGCCATGATCTTTAGGACACCACTAGGCAGGATTTCCTTGCCATCCATGTCGTCCTCGTCGCACACCTCCTTGCGTATCTTGCCAATCCGCATCGGGGTGAATGGTTCACCTAGCTGCTTGGCTAGGCTCTTGCAGGTTTCTTTATCTTCCTTCATGATTTTTGACGGATTTCTACGTAGTCTGGAGCGACCCAGTTAATTTCGTATTCGATTTCGCCAAAGTCCTCGCGGAAGGATTTGACAAGTTTTTCCTCAACCAGAACTCTTGACGAGTCGCTGATTGGTGTTGTTCTCATTGCCATGTATGCTGTATCTTTCATAATTAGTATGCGCCCCCTGACGCTTTTTGTTGCAGTGAATGTCCTCCGAAGTGAAACAAACCCTCTCCGTTATTCGCCATACACGAATAGCGAAGGATGTCACAGAAGTCCTTCAGTGGTTCGTCCTTTTTGCCGTTCTGACCGTAGTTCTGGACGCTGTAGATGGTATTGCCGCAGCTCTCGTGGATCGTCATCAGCGGGCAGTTCACAGCATCAACCTCCACATTTGGGTTGTAGTGGAAATACTCGTCAATCTTGGCAATGCCCATGTCCTCGTGGCGACCATCGGACGGTATGAAGTCCATTCCTTCTTCTGAGAACGCCGTGAATAAGTCTACATTATCCTCATTCTCAGCAGCAAAGAAGCGGGAGTCACCGATTCGCTCGATGTAGAACTTGTCCGTAATACCTAGTTCCTCTTCGATGTCTCGGAATAGCTCGACGTAGCCCTTGACATTGTAGCCCATCTTCTTGCTCGC